GCGCTTGAGGTGATGTCTGCGTTGGACTACCTTGCAGCGCACCCGATTAACAACGAACCAATAGAAGAGGAAGAAGTCCTCGGCTATGACAATGATATGGAGTGATGGAAATAATCATCGGAACACTAATTTGGATGGGCATACTCTTTTTCGGTTATGCCTTAATCCGCTATAATGAAGAAAGGGAGAACCATGATAAGCGTAATTAAAGAGTTAAGCCTCTTGGCGGGCATCATCTGTGTAATTGTCTTGTGCGCCATCACATGGGACTTCGTGGTCGGCTGGAGAAAGGCCAAGGAAAGGGGAGAGGCTCGGACATCGTATGCCATGAGCAGAACGGCCACCAAGTTGGTCACCTACTACGGAGCGATGGGTGTGGGCTTTTCAATTGACCTATTACTCAATGTCGGCCAATTGTGGGCAATCATAGGGCTTACAAAGCTATGCCATGTGCCTATCGTGCTGACCTTGATAAGCGTGTTCCTCTGTATCGTGGAACTCGTCAGCATCCAAGAGTCAGCCGATACCAAGCTCAAAAAGCGCATGGAGAAGGCGGGCGGCATCGTGATGACCGCAGCTGGAAAGGTGGAAATCGCCAAGGCCATTGCCGAGGCTATCAAGATGGCCACGACCGAGATTAACGATAACGATGATAACTTTAATTTAGTGGAAAATGACACTACTGAAGAGAGGAAGTAAAGGGGATGACGTTGCAAAGGTGCAGCGATTCTTGGGTATTGAGGCAGACGGAATCTTCGGGGTCAAAACCGAGGTCGCAGTCAAGGAGTGGCAGCATAGCCGAGGCCTTGTGGCTGACGGCATCGTTGGCGAAAAGACATGGGGAGCGATGTTCCCCGCATCCACCAGCAAGGCGGTTGACCCTGCGGTGGTGTATGCGCCCCTCAAGTGCTGCATCACACGCACACCCAATAGAGTGATAAAGTACATCGCCATCCACTACACGGCTGGAGGTAGTTCGGCAGCAGGTCGGGCGGTGGCCATGAAAAATTCATGGGAGAAGACCAAGCGGGCGAGTGCAGATTTTGGCGTGGATGACCGAGATATGGTTCAGTTCAACCCCGACCCCCGCAACTATCGGTGCTGGTCGGTTGGGGATAAGAAGAACCCATATTCCAATGGCGGGCAACTCTATGGCAAGGCCACCAACTCCAACACCATCTCAATAGAGATTTGTTCCAACTTGAAGGCAGGTTACACCGCCAAGGCTGCGAACCATGAGGGGTGGTACTACACGGATGCTGCGCTGGCGAATGCGGTGCGACTGACCAAGATTTTGATGGCCAAGTACAACGTGCCTATTGAGCGAGTGATAAGACACTGGGATGTCAGCGGCAAGTGCTGCCCGGGCGTACCAGGGTGGACGAAGTCGCAGCTATATGATGCACATGGAAACAAGACGGGCAAGTATAGTGACGAGAGCGAATGGATTAAGTTCAAAAATAGGTTGTTATGATTTGCGCAAAAACGACTAAACGCTATTGTTATGAAGATGCGTCACTCATAGAAAACTACGAGGCCGCAATAGTAGACTCAAAGACATGGCATTGTCACCATAGGCGAGAAACAGACGAAGGACTGACAATTAAGCAACTCATTAAAATGGGTCTATACTATAATAGGCCTGCTTGTGAACTTATTTTCATGCCACCTTGTGACCATTTAAGTTCACACAATAAAGGCCGCACTCCATGGAATAAGGGTGTAAAAGGTTCGGAAGAATTTCGTGAGAAGATGCGTGAGGTTACTTCGGGAGAAAGGAATCCTTTCTTTGGCAAACATCACACGGATGAAACAAAAAGGAAAATCGGTGATGCCAACAGAGGAAGACACCCATCTGACGAAGCGAGAAAAAAGATGTCCGAGCAGATGACTGGTGTTAACAACCACTTTTTTGGAAAACGCCATACAGAGGAATCACGACTGAAGATGAGCCAAAAGCGTTCTGGTAAAAACAACCCACAATATGGCAAGCCTTGGTATAACAATGGGGAGAAAGAGGCTCATTTTATTGAAGGACAGCAACCTTGTGGATGGGAAAGAGGTAGATTGCCACGAAAACGTGTTAACAAATCAGCGAAAAGTTAACAAGTATGCTCCAACGTGTTAAGATATTGGCGATTCTTTTACTTGTGGCTTTGACGGGCTGCAAGACCCGCATGATTGAGGTGGAGCGGCCAGTTGTCGTGGAACACACCACCACGCACCATCACACCGACATCGTGCGTGACACCCTGCTCCAGCGTGATAGCGTGTACCACTACATACAAGGCGACACCACCATCATTGAGCGGTGGCACAACTACTACCACACTACACACGACACAATACACATAGACACAACCATCATCAGGGAAGTGCCTGTTGAGGTGAAAGTGCCTGTTGAGGTGGAGAAGCCTCCCTCACGCTGGGAGAAGGCCAAGCAAGACGTTGGCGGCATGGCCATAGGTGTGGCACTGGTGGCGATGCTGGCGGCTATTGTGTGGGGCATCTACAAGGCAAGGAAAATCGGGGAGAAAGGTTTTAATTAATTCAGTCATTTTCTTTAATCATCGGTGGTTCAATTCCACCGCTCCCCACAGAGCAGCAGAAAGGAGTAAAATTTTTTTCATAGAGAGGCGGGAATCGTTGCGAAACGTGACCCGCTTTTGTTTGTGAATATTTGTGAATTCCGAAAAGGAAAGCGGCAGTTTTGTTAAATATTGTAGAATTTGAGAAAAAAGTGGCCTAAATATTTGGTGATATAATATTATCGCATTAACTTTGCAATGTAAATAAAACACTAACCTATTAAAACAACACAACAATGAAGACAATTAAATTTCAAACAAGCATTCTTGGGAAGAAAATGGAAGGCACGGCTACCTTTGATGCTCGCTACGACATCGTAAAAAGAGGCAACGGCTGGGCAGTTGCCAAAGATGGCGAGGTTATCAACGGCAACTACTCCTCAAGATTTGCCGCAGCAATGTGGATCCCTAACGTGAAATTTCAATAACAAACAATCGGGGGCAGCAATGCCCCCGCAAAAAACCGAATATTAACCTATAAAATAACAAGAAAATGAAAACGAACAAAACAACAATCAAGAACTACAACGAGATGCTGAAAGTTGCCGAAGCAATTGAAGCCCTCTGCAAGCGTGTAGATGCAAAACTGGTGAACAATATTGCGGCTGAAAAGCTGATGAAATTTAATGATTTTCTTACGCTCCTCTGCAATATTAAAAGCAATAATCTCCACGAAAAGACCCCAAAGCAAATGAGGCGCATGATTGGCACTTGGTTCAAGCACAACGAACTCGCCATGTACCAAGTTGAAATCAAGCGTGATGACAGGTGGGCATGTTACGCAGTCTCCAATGATGACTTGGAGTTTGCAAAAGAGTTGGCCATCGCACTCGGCCAGTATGAAGAGGATGCCCGCATCCGCAACAACTACACACAAGAGTTAAGCTATAGGTCGGGTCACAACTGGTTAACTTTCGCCAAGTAAAACCAATCGGGGGCGGGCAACCCTCGCCCCCATCAAACTGAAACACTAACAATTAAAATAATAAAGCAATGAAGACAAAAGAAAACACCCTCGCCAACCGCATCAAGGCCACGATGGCCAGCAGAGGCATCACACAGAAGGAATTGGCCGCACGGCTCGGACTTCACCCTGTGGTGGTCAGTACTACCATAAACAACCCCAACGTGCGGGTCAGCACTCTTGAACGCTACGCAGCCGCCATCGGTTGCTCGGTGGCTGAATTCTTCACCGACCCGATAGATGCGGAAATCGCCAAGCTGGTGGCCGAAAAATACGGCAAAGACTACCAAAAACAATAAAAAACGCACTTTTTTGAAAAAAAGTTGCCCAAAAATTTGCACAATAAATATTTTGATATTAATTTTGCAGTGTAATAAAAACATTAACCCATTAAACAATACAGAATTATGAACTACATCGAATTACTTAAAAACTTTGGCGAGTACAACAATTGGCGCGGATATGTGGATATGTTTTTCACTAAAAAACAAATGCGCGATTTGAAAAAGATGTTTGGCATCACCAATGACGACACAATCAAGTCTGCCTATTCAAAAGCAATCGCATAAATCAACCAAGGGGGTGGCAACACCCCCACTAAACAAAATAATTACAAATCATTAAAACATACAACTATGACAACAATTAACGACATCCTCAACGAGAACTACAACGCTGACATCGTAAAGACCAACGATGGAAAGGTCGCATTATTCCACGCAGTAGAGCGCAGCGAGTTGCTTGACATCTGCAAGCGGTTCGGCCACAAACTGGATGTGGTGGTGATGGGGCATGATGGAAACACCAAGAAGTTACACCGCTATACTGATGACCTGTCAAATGAAACACTCTACAATTGCGGTTATGAAGATTGCACACACCATGGCAACATCCACATCACGACACCCGATGACATTGATTTCTACCTCGTCATTGAGGGTGGCGATGTGGCCATTGACTCACCGGACAAGCTGGCAATGGTGTACAATGCTTGCGAGTTGAACACCTTCACACTCACAGATATTATTGAGGAGAACGGCTGGGACGACCTCACGTTCAACGAGCGAGAAGTCGCAGCCGACCGATGGGAAAAAATAATCATCAACGACAATGGCAAGGCAGAAGTGGTTGACCTTGAAGGCTAACCAACCCAGCCGACCAAAGCAGCCCCCGCACGTTAAATGCGGGGGTTTTGTTGTTTTGTGACAATTGCCAAAATCCGACAATTTGCTTTGTCCACCTTTCTGCGGTCGGGCATGATGTAACCGAGTGTCACCGCTTGGCCGTATGTGTGGCCGAGGGCTTGGCTAATCACTTCAATCGGGATGTCCAGTGATGCCGCCAGCGTTGCCCATGTGTAGCGGGCGGTGTAGGTGGTTACAGGCGGCAAGCCTAAACTTTCTGCAATCCTCTTGAGGTGCTTATTACACACGCAAGTGGCCACATGCACGCTCTTGTATTTATCAAGGATGTCCAGTAGATGTTTGCTCCCATGATGGGCGGCAATAAGCCCTGCCGCAACTGGCTCAACTTTGACAGAATAGCTGCGCCCTGTCTTCTGTCGGGTGTAGTTCACCCTGCCTTGCTGCACTTTGTCAAGCGTTGACAAGTCGGCCATGTTGATGCCTATAAGTGCAAATATCAGCCGCCATATGTCCAACCAGTAAGCCTCTATCGGGTTAGGTGGTTGGTATCGCCACAGGGTGACAAGCTGGTCAAGGGTCAACGCTCTCGGTGTGATTTGCTGATGCTTGATTTTGTATTGCCGAAACGGATAAGCTGCGCTGGTCATGCCTGTGTTGATGGCATGGTTGCAAATGGTGCGGATGTTGCGCATGTGGATAGCTTTTGAGTTGACCGACAGGCGCAGAAATTTGTCAAACTCTGCCAACCATGTCGGGGTGACATCTGCAAACTGCACACCCTGCGCTCCGAACCGCGCAAGGTGGGTAATGGTCTGCTTGTACTTGTCAGCCGTGCTTGGATTGTTACACCGCTCCATGTAAGCCTTCATCACCCCAATTAATGAGGTGTCCTCGGCCTGTGGGGGATATACAAATGCCGCTATCCTGTCACGCACTTGTCGGGTGGTCAAGCCTCGCACATAGCCGAGGTGCATCACCGCCTCGTTAGCCCGGCCAAGTGTAGTAGCGGCCACCGAGTTGATGGTCGCTGCTTGCGGATGGTTGATGACCCGCCGCCGCTTTTTATCCCATTGGGAAGGCTTGAGGCGCACACCCTGCACCGCAAAGTAACAAGACGATGAGGCATGATTGACCGCAATGAGCAGCGGTGCAGTGCCTTCCTTATCCAGTTGCGGGCGATAATAGAGCGACACATTCACGCTTCTCATTTTCTGCGGTTTTTTTGCGGTTTTTTTGCTACGTTCTGCCCCAAGTTGCCCCCAATTGCCGCCATCAAGGTCGGCACAAGAACCACGGCAGAAAGGGAGTTTTTCTGCGGAGTGAGGGAGATTCGAACTCCCGAACCGCTTTTGACGGTTACACGCTTTCCAGTCCTTTAATTTGTTCGCCATAAATATGTGTATATCAAATAATTAGACACGATTAAATAAAATTGCTGCGGTTGTGATGCGGTTTTTTACACAAAAAAGCCCTATCTTTGCAGCGTGGATTTGTAAATTGATTGTCTTTTCATGATTCTCATTTTGTTGAGGTAAATTTTAGTTATAAGGTTAATTGGCATTGAGGCTGCGCAGCGATTGTGCGGCCTCTTTGTTTTTTTACATCACCTCACGTTTCACGACTGCGATAACTTGCCACATGTGGCTGACGATGGCGATGGGGATTTCTGTATCATCGTGGTCGGGATTGTAACAACAGAGCCGCCATCTTTCGGGTGTGCTGCCCTTGCGCACCACCTTTAATGTTCTTCGCCAGTCGGTCAACTCAAGGACATAGGCTTGACCAAGTTCTATCCATTCTCGCCACATCTCAAGAGGTCTTATTAAAATGTGTGACCCCGAAGGATAACAGGGAGACATGCTATCGCCATAGACTGGCACAACGACATCGCCATCCGTGGCAATCGTCCGGGAGAACGGCACTTGCCCGACAATGTATGGCTCAATATCGGTCATGTCGTTTGTTGCGCTGCCGCCTCTAACGTCAAGGTCAAGCAATGGCACACTAATTATATCCCCCGATAAAGCTGGAGCGGCTATCGGTGTGGCTGATGGCGGTGTGCCTTGCTCTCCCTGTGTCATCAACCATAGCGGGTCAATGTTGAGGGCATTGGCTATCTTGGGCGCATTCTTTGTGCCTGTGCGCTCCCTGCCGCTTATGATATTGGAAATTTGCGAGGGCTTCATGCCAACCGCCTCGGCAAGCGATTTTTGCGTCATACCTAAAGTGCGTAGGTGCGACTTGAGATTTGCAGTAAAATTTTCTGTCTTCATAATTAGTTGAGGTTTAGCTATTTATAAATTAGTTGAGAAAAAAATGATGTTTTTGTGATTTTTTTCGGCAAAAAGTTTTGGTATGTCTAAACTTTATATTAATTTTGCAACATCATAATTACAACAACAACAAAATTAGAAAAAAACAATTAACCCGCAAAAATTATGGAAACAAATTTCACGAACAAATTGCTCAAGCTGCAAACCCTGCAACTGGCTATGTTGGAGTGCGGCATTCGTCAAGATGCTCCATCGTTGGAAGTGACACTCCATGCTCCATTCCCCAATCATCATCGTGCGTTTATTTTCGCAACGCTTCACTATAAGGTAAAAGGCAACTTAAACTCCGACATGCACGTCTTTGACCCTTGCGACCAAGACGATGCCGAGTTCAATGAATTCGTCACCAATTGCGCCAACATCATTAATAACAACTAATAAATAAGACTATGCCGAGAAATTTCAAAATCTCAAATGAACTGCTGGTGGTAACTGATTACTACCGCATTCGCACACAGCAACCGCTGGCCACCAAACAAAAGGTATTAGACCATATCGCACGAAAGTACGATGTCACAACGCAAACAATTAAAAACATCCTCAAAAGACATGAAGAAGTTAGCGAAGTTGGCAATTAACTGCCTGTTAATTCTTGGGGGCTTGTCGTTCTTCAGCGACTCCAAGTCTATTATCCCGAACATCGTGGGCATGGTGTGCATCCTTGCACTTATCTATTTCAACGGCTTATTCGTCACAGAGAAGCAATGACACCGACATCGCCCGACATACGACCTAACGGCAGCTACACCATCACCCAAGCCAGTAGATTGCTTGCCATTGACCGCAAGACCCTGCGCCGATATGAGGCGGCAGGACTGGTCAAGGCGCACATCAATGACATGGGTAGGAGAAAGTATATCGGGCGGGAACTCTTACATCTATGGAAATTAAATTACTAATCATCTAAATTTACTCACATTATGGAAAACGAGAAACAAATCCAACTGGCCGAGCAACAATTCGCAATGAGCGAGGTTGGCCAGCAACTGAAATTATTTGAAGTACAACAACGCATGGCGAAGATGTATAGCACCAGCACCATCGTTCCAGAAACATACCGAGGCAACATCGGAAACTGCGTAATCGCACTGGACATGGCGCAAAGAATGTGCGCTAATCCGTTGATGGTGATGCAAAATCTTTACATCGTTTACGGCACTCCAACTTTCTCGTCCAAGTTCCTTGTGTCCTGTATCAATGCCAGCCGCCGCTTTATGTCGCTGCGCTATGAGTTTGTCGGAGAGCAAGGCACAGACGAATGGGGCTGCAAGGTGGTGTCATATGATAAGACCGACATCAACATGGAGCATCCGCTTGAAGGCGCACTAATCACGATTAAGATGGCCAAGGATGAGGGCTGGTATAACAAGAGCGGCAGCAAATGGAAAACCATGCCCGAACAAATGCTCCGCTATCGTGCTGCGGCATTTTGGCAGCGTGTCTACTGCCCCGAGATTTCCATGGGATTTATCAGCAAGGAAGAGGCCGACGACATCATAGACATCACACCGGGAGCAAGCAAGTCGCTTGCAGATGTTGCACTGGATGCAGCCGAGGTGGCATCCGAGGAAGTGAAGCCCGAAGAACTAACCCAAGACAACAACCTATTTAACTCTATTGACAATGAGAAGTGACATCCAACAACTAATAGCGGACACCCCCGCACAACGCAGTCGGGAATGGTATAAGGCGAGGCTTGGCCACTTTACAGGGTCGCAAGTTGGCCGACTGATGAAGAATGGCAGAGGCGGTGACCTGTCGGAAGATGCTTACACCTATATCAGCGAAATCGTTTCCGAGCGATTAATCAACCCTGTGGTGCTTGATGTGGACGAACTCACAGACGAATACATTGAGGCAACCGCAGTTACCAGCAGGGCAATGGCTTGGGGAATTGACAATGAACTGAACGCAGTGAAGGTCTACGAAAAGCTGACCACCTACAAGGTCGCCCACTGCGGCACACTTCAACACGAAAGCATCCATTGCTTTTGGGATTCGCCTGATGGCTTGTTACCGGAGCAAGATGGCACGATTGAGGTTAAATGCCCACAAGTCAGGCAACATGCAGTCTTCTTGGGTGTTCAAACTGCCGAAGAACTAAAAGCCGAGAACCCCGTCTATTATTGGCAATGTCTGTCACACATGGCGGTTACCGGTGCGAGTTTCTGTGACTTCATAAGCTACAATCCATTTATCAAGCCATCTGTTCACATCGTCCGCATCCACCGCAACGAAGAGAATATTCATGCGCTAATCCAGCGAATCAAGATGGCCGACTCCATAGCAACAGAGCGGGTAAAACAATTGCGCCATCAAACCGAGTTAATTTATGGATAGAGATTGCCGACCAATGACCATTAAAGAAGTCATTGACAAGCACATTCCCGAACTCGCTAAACTGCTGAATAATGGCAAATAATGGCTATATAAAGCTATATCGCTCAATCACGGAGTGGCAACACTGGGGCGAACCCATCGTTTTCCAGCTATTCGTCTACTTGCTAATCAAGGCAAACAGGACGGATAGCTGGTGGCGGGGTCGTGAGTGCAAGACAGGCGAAACATTTACGACCATCCAAGAGATGGCCGAAGAATGCAAATCGTCCAAGCACACCATCATCAATGCCCTTAAAAAACTTGAAGAAAGTGGCGAAATCATTCGGACGAAATATGACCAATATAACATAAAAACCACTATCATAAATTATAGTAGCTACCAGTGTGGCCGTGGTGCATCAACTGCACCACGAACTGCACCACCAACTGCACCACGAACTGCACCACGAAACGAAAATACACCTTATATATATTTAAATAAGAATAGAGAAGAAAGAGAAGAAGGGAAAACTACACACAACGATGTGCCGAAAATTGTAGAGGACATCTTGGAAAATAACAAAATTTCCCTTGAGGGTTTTTGCAAATCTCAAGGCATTGACGAGGCCACACTTCGCAAACTACTCACGCAGATAATCACCGAGTGGCAGTTCGTGGGCTACGAATTCGGGAGCCATGAATCTAAACAACGACTGCTGCATGCTCTCCGGTGGAAGGCAGCAGACCTTCGCAGAGATGGGCAGCTTGTCGGTGATGAGCGAGAGCGCAAGGCAAAGTTCATTGCCGAATGTCGTGAACTGGTGGACAAGGGCTACAAACGTGACGAGGTGTTGAGGTTTGCAGAATACTACACGCAGCAGGAGCGAGGCACAAAGCGCATGCTCTTTGAGGCAGAGCGGGCATGGAACACCGAAACAAGATTCAAAAGATGGAACAGAAACTGATTGACATAGAACTGGAGCGCAGCATCATTGAGGGTTTGTTTATTGACCTCAATGCCAGCGCACACATGGTTGAACTTCGGCAGATGTTGCTGCCCGAAGACTTCACCGATGCCAAGCTGCGCAAGGTGTGGGGCTATATCTGCAAGGTCTACGACCAAGGCCAGCCAGTGACCCCGCTAAACATCTACACGGCAGCGAAGGCTGGCGGTGATGACCTCGCCATTCATGAATACATGACAACAGGCAAGGGCATCACGGCTGACACCGACATGATGGGTGATGTGTTGCACTACATTGGGCAGAGGCGCAGATTGGTAGAACGAGTGAGCGACATCATGATGGATGGCTACGATGACAACGTGACCAACGACCAGCTTATCGCTGCGCTTGAGAAGGCCATCAAAGCCACCACCGACACCGATGCCTCAACGACCGAAACCTTTGGTGATGTCTTTAACGACCTACTGAAAGCAACACAGGACAAAGCGGCTGGTACAATTCCCAATGGTGTGCCTTCGGGATTTGAACTGATAGACAAGAAAGGCGGTCTTGAACGTGGCGAGTTAATGATTATCGCTGGCCGCAACTCTAACGGCAAGACTTCGCTGGCATTAACCATCGCACTCAATGCAGCCAAGAGTGGCGAGGGTGTTGGCATCTTCTCACTTGAAATGACCAACCTCCAGCTAACGACAAGGCTAGCCTCACTGATGAGCGGAGTTGATGGCGAACACATCAAACGAGCGGAGATGGTGCAAGATGAGTGGCAGCAGTTCGTCAGCACCGATGCAACATTGCCCATCTATTTTGACAAACGTAGGTCAACGGATGCCGATGTACTGGTGGCAGGGATTAAAGGGATGGTCGCACGGCAAGGGGTGCAAGTGGTTGTCGTTGACTATCTCCAGTTACTGCGCAGCAGAGAGCGTGAGCGCATCCAACAGATAGGTGGCATCGCACATCGCCTTGAGGCATTAAGCAAGCAGCTTGGAATTACGATAATTCTTATTTCCCAGTTGCGCAGGAATCGCCCCGAAGACCCTTGCCCAAAGCTGGAAGAACTCAAAGAGAGTGGCGACATTGCAGACGCAGCAGATAGCATTTACTTGGTTTATCGCCCCGAAAGGCACGGGGAAAATATCAGCTATCCCGATATGTCGCAGCAATGGTCACGCTACACAACCAAAGGAACTGCCTTGCTGATGTGTAAAAAAAACCGCAACGGCCAGCTTAATGGTGAGCAGTTGCTCGGCTTTGATGCGCCCACCACAAGATTTTTTGAAAAAGAATCTTTTGAGCAGAACGAAAACGAAGACTTATTAAACGCTTTTTGATATGAACGTTTTAGAAAATGCCCTCGCCCAATTCCAACAGGAATGGGATTGCGTGAACTGGCCATCACTCACGCAAGAGATTGAAGAGAACCTTGACGGCTGGAAGACCCTGCAAGGTCATGCAGAGTGGGCAGCGACCTACACACCCACTGGTTATGGCTTGCCGCACTTGGTCGCCCTTGACGTGGTGGTCACCGACCTTGACGATGCCAACAACATCGTCACCGAGAGCATCAACACCGATGAACTTGTAAAGATGTTCAGCGAATGAGAGCAAGCAGTTCAAGAGCCGCAGCCATGCGCAAGGCAGACAAGTGGATGAGCCTTTATGTCCGCACAAGGGATTCCCAAGCTTGGGAGTGTAAGTATTTTCGCTGCATCTCTTGCGGTAGGTTGTTACCCATCACCCAAGCCGATGCTGGCCACTACATCAACCGCAGCCACATGTCGCTACGATTCAGCGAAGATAACGTGCATGCCCAGTGCCGCAGATGTAACCGCTTTGACGAGGGCAACGCAACTGGCTATCGTGCGGGACTGGTGGCAAAAATCGGAGAGCAACGGCTTGCCCTGCTTGAGGCTGCAAAGTACAGGACGCACAAGCTGGCGGCGGCTGAACTGGACATCCTCGCAGAATACTTCAAGCGCAAAATAAGGAAATTTAAATATCAAATAACGACACGATGATTACATGCACAATTTGCGGCGCACTATTCCGAGAAGAGGAAAGGCGGCAACATTCAAGACATTGCCCCGAATGCCGCAGAAGATTGAGAAGGGAGAAATGGAGAGCCTTGACCGAGGAAGAACGAGAGGCACACAGAGCAAAAGTTCGGGAATATGCCCGACTAAAGAGGTCAAAAAGGCGAAGAGGTGATAAACAACCAAGGCGAAGGGGTGTCACTTGCCACGACTGCCAGCTTTACATAGAGTGCTACAAGTTCACACCAAGAGGCACGGCGAACTTCACCAACAACCTCGCCATGACATGTCAAAAATTCACAAACTCATAAAACGCAAACAAAAAATGACAACACAAGAGAATTATCAAGCCTGCATGGACACGCTGCGGCAACAGATGCACATCATCGTTGACCAGCTTTGCAACCATGCCCTCTCCGCCGGATTGGGCGGGCAACAAATCACAGAGGTTGAAGAACCCTAAAAGGCAAAGCCGCTCAACAATCTAAAGCCCGACCCAGCAAGGTCAAGCATCACACGCAGACCATCGCTCATCAAGACACAAGTGTGCGCCATTTGCGGGCGGGAAATGACCCTTGGAAATTTCCGTGACAAAGACAACCACCTTTGGGATGAGTGCAACCAATGCCGAGCAGAGAGAACAAAAGAAACAAAAACAAAGAAAAATAAAGCATCATGACAAGACAAGAACAAATTAACAGAATGGCAAAAGAAGTAGCATCCTACTTGACGAGCGACAAGGACGTGCAAGTAGCTTTTGCAGACGTGTTGAAAAGGGGCGCACAATGGGCAGACGCTCACCCCGACATTGACGTGCGCACGATGGCAGCTTGGCAAAGCGGCTACAAAGAAGCTATTGAAAGGGCGTGCGAGTGGCTTGACAACGAGTTGCCGAAGTACATCATGGAAGGGAGAGTAGGTAGACCATATATTAGTGTGGCATTGATTGACGATTTTAAAAAAGCGATGAAAAATGAAAAATAGAAGAGAAAGAGAAATCTTGTATACCTACCAAACACAAAAGGCAAAACTTGGAAACCAAGAACACACCTTTATGCGTGGCGCAAAGTGGGCAGACGAACACCCGCACTGGATAAGTGTGGAGGACGATTTGCCGAAGATGGAGCATGAATTCAATACGTGGTCGTGCAGCAAAGAAGTGCTCGTTTTTACACCCATAGGCGATTATTGCATTAGACGATGGGAGTATGACAAAAGGGACGATAGGTTCTATTGGGCACCAAGAACGGCTTTTGTCACCCACTGGATGCCGCTGCCCCAAAAGCCAGTTCTTTCCAATTCTTCAAACATTGGAAAAGATGAGAAAGGAGGCGAAGAATGAAAATCCACCTTGACATCCGTGATGGCATACCCCCCGCTGTCGCCTTGCAGTGTGTGCTTGAAGTCGTCAAAGACGGAAGAGTGAGCGGTGACGGCAAGTCATATTGTTACGCAACCCATTTCTCCACCTCTGAGGGCATGGTATGGGTGGTTACACGTCCATACCGCAAAAGTGATTGTTTTT